ATTACTGCTGGTTTATTAGTAGCTTCATTTGTTGGCGCAACTGATGAGCTAGGTGAAGCTGAAGTTGATCTTGACCAATCTCAGTTTGGTGAAGATGATGGCATTTTTGGAACTGGTATATCTGGTGATACTATATTAAGTACTGCTTTATGGGCTTCTATATTAACACCTAATAAATTAAAAACAAAAATAGCATCTGCACTCAAAACTGCAGTAACTGTAGCATTTTCTGGTGCTAAACCTGGAACACTAAGAGCAAGAATGTGGGCTACTCGTTTATTGCCTAAAAGTCCTTTTGGTCTTTTAAAAGGTGGAATAAGATTTTTAGGGCCTTTAGGATTAGCAGCTTGGGCAACATGGACTTTTGTATCTTGGAGAATGGAAGAAAATGAAAAAGCTATGGCGGCTGCAAATCAAGCAGCACAAGAAATACGAGATCTAGATAGTGAAGCAGGATTTGAGGATTTCTTTAATAACGATGCTGCTTTTGCCAAATATAAAAAATCAGATTTTAAAAATTTAGCTAAAGTTAAAACTAAAGAAGCTATTACGGCGAGGAAGCATGAAGCAATTAAACAACTTTATATGAATAGATCTTTACAAGAAAGAGAATGGATTACAAAAGGTTTAATGCAACATGGTGGATGGTCAGAAGAAGAATTAATTAAACTTATGGTTCAGGCAGATAATCAAGAACGTAAAGATTATCTTGCTAAAGAATATCCTAATCTATCCAAAAGAGGTGAAGTGCAGGCAATGGGTGGTAACAGAGGTGACAATTGGCGTAAAAACGAAGCAGAGAAATTAAAGCTACTGGAAGAAGAAAAAATAAGACTATTGGGTGATGGACCTCATGGAGGTGTATTAATTACTGGAAATAATGGTGATACTTATTCATATAAAAATTCTCATTTTTATGTTCAAGGCTTTGATGCAACTTTAGATGGCTGGACAGGTAAACAAGGATTTGCACCTCGATGAAATTAAAAACCCGCCTTTCGACGGGTTCATAAAGATTAAGCTTCAGCTGCTAACTTAGCAAAATAACTCATAGTGTCATCATTATCCGAATCAGCTCTAGCTACTGGATCAGCAGCTGTTGCGACAGGATCTTGAACATCATTTGGTGAATCATTAAATGGTGAATCATCTTCAACCGGTTTAACTTCCTCACCTAACACACGCGTTAACTTAAGATTAAGTTCACTGTAAGATTTAAACGTTGATGGATCAGTAAACTCTTTAAGAGAATGCTGTTGATTGTAAATAGCTTCTAACGCAGCATCATCTGCATTCAAAGCCTCAGCATTAGCAAATTCAGATCTGTCATAGTTACGGAATCCCGCAACATTCGAAATCTTCATTTTAAAGTTAGCGCCTACCCACATATCGAATGGATTGACTGGTGATTCATCTTGAAACTTAGGTTGCATGCTATCCATAATCTTTTCAAAGATTTTAGCACCGTAAGTATATAGAAATACTTTACCTTCGTTTTCAGGATTTGCAGGATCTGAAACAACATAAATGTTACTAACGTAATGTAAACGACGCTTACGCTTACGTGCAGTATCTTTATCTGCCTCAATGCCTGTATTCCAAAGTTTAGAATTCATCTGCGACACAGGATCGTCCTTCTGAATAGTAGTCAGTGATTTCTCAACATACCATTGTCCAGTCGGTCCTTGGAAGAAATGATCCCAGTATTTTGCCCAAGGTAAGTCATCACCTTCGACAGCTGGCAGAAAACGAATAACGGCATAACCGTTGCCTGCTTTATCTACCGTGGGTTTCCACATACGATCGTCGCCATATGATTTCTTTTCTGTGGTGCTTGTTCCGGCCGCACCTACTAATGCGCTCATGTCATTAGCCTTAGCCTTTAAGTCTGCAAAACTCATTGTACATCTCCTTTAAAAATTTATATTAATTTGTATCATTGTATATTATAACATACTTTTGCTAAAAGTACATACTTTATTTGAAAATATCTAATATAATCATTCTCATTTTTAAATCATCAAACTTTAAAAATGATTGATATTTAGTTATCTTCTTATATAAGTCAGGCCATAAAATGGTCTCACTTATTCGTGAATTAGCTTCCTCAATAAATCCTGTTAGCCTATTCACTATGCACACAGTCTCTAATGACACCGTGCCTTCCAAATGAAGCTGTACTATTTTTGGATATGTTTCTTCTATTTCCAAAAGAGTATCAAACTTTACATTCGAAATTTCTTCTAATTCGTTCTTAAACAAATAACTTATACTATCTATACGTTTTAAAAACTGTGTATAAGTTTCTTCATCTCTAATCATATCACCACTATATTTATTGCCTGCTACTTGATGTGCAGCAAAATATAACATGATATCATCTCTACTTTTAAATCGTTTACCAATCTTTGTTAACTGAAATTTATCTGGTCTTTTCCAATATGTTTTTTCAGTTACGTTAGTTTTAAAATTATACTTAAAACAATCGTAAGTTCCATTAAAGTGTAAGTTGATTGCATGATGTAATATAAAGGCCTCATATCCGGTCATATAGGTAACATTGCTGAATGACCACCTTGAAGCAAATTAAGTTTCTTTGCTTCAAATTCAATGTGCTCTACTATTTCCTTAGAGATCAGTTTTTTACTATCACGTATATCGATTTCATTATCTTCACATACTTGAATAACTGCATCCATATATGGACAACCTCTATGAGTACGAACATATGTCTCAACTAAATTTGAGAATGCTTTCTTGTTTATATCCTCGCTCATTTCTGCATTCCATCTGCGTCATAAGCTGGAGCAAGAGTAGACCAAAATACTGGTTTCTCTTCATTCTCTCCATAAAAATCTAATGACCATGTACCTTCTCTTAGATATGTTTCACAATGATTTTTATATGCTCGAGCTGAGGCAAATTTAGCGATTGCACCTTTTTCATTACGATGTATTGCTTGTCTTAACGCTGACATCTTTTCTTGTGTAACCTTAATATAACGTTTAACATTGACCATCGATAAGCCATGGTCATCATCTAATGCTAAAACTCTTGGAGCAATATTTTTATAGGTTGTAGGTTTTTTAGCAGCTCTTGCTTTTGCTAAATTTTTTGCAGCAGCTTCACGCTGTGCTTCACTCATCTTACGTTTTGCCATAATTTAAATCCTATTTTGGTTAATGTTAGGTATATTATAACATAAATTTATAATTTGTACATACTAACCTTTATATATTTTATAAATGTGATCTTCAAATGCTTCTACCTTCTCAACACGATTAGGCCATTTAATCATTTGTTTCTCTGGATTAGCCTTTAAGTTATTGAGTAAAGGCGTAATAGCATTAAATAGATTATCTAATCTATCTTGTGTTGTTTCTGCTGCAGCCGCTGAAGCTGTTGCCGTTTGTGCAACATCTAATTCATCTTCATCGACTAGCGTGAAACCAAAATCGAAATCTGCCATATTATCCCTTTAATAATTTTATACCCTTAGTCCAGTTCTCTGCTGCATCTTCCACATAAGTTAAAGCTTTATATGGAAAGTCTTCTTGCATAATACGATTACCAGCTGGATCTTTATACGTTATTGAAAAAAACGAATGTTCACCATCCATTCCTGTTACTACTTGATAAATCTTTGCAACACTACCATCATCTTTATAGTGTTCGCTCATTAATTTGGTATTATTATATTCCATGATATCTCCATTATTTAAGAATGGGGGACCTAATAAGGAAAGTCCCCCAAGTTGCTTAGTTTCCTAAGTTAGAACGATAGACTTGCCTTCAGTGAAGTTGTAGCGTCTGCGCTATCAACTTGTGACCAAGAAGCGGTCCATATACCACGAGTTAACTCTACAGTTTTCGTGACAACAGGAGTCGCTGCGTCCGTCTTGTTGTAAGTACCTTTAAGAGTACCTAAAGTGCCAAGAACACGAGAGACTGATACTTCATTGTCATTCGCTGCACCAGCATTTCTATCATGAACTACTTCAAGACCCATACCAGCTACAGTTGTACCAACCGTTGCTTCCATATTATGTCCTGCTGTGACTTTGTTATGTACCACTTTAGCAGTCAATCCACCCGATGTAATAGAAGCTGTGGTTTCTCTTGTCTCTGCTGCAACGTCTGTCATAGCAACTGCAATACCACCAATTGTTCCACTAGCATCGATAGTTGTTGAACCACCTGATACTTGACTTAATCCGACTGTGTACGCACCAACAGTTGTTGATACTCCAATCTTCGTTGAATCAGGATCATCTCCTGACCAGTCACCTATTTTTAGAGTAAATGCACCAGCTGTGCTCTCTACCCACATGTCGTCTACGCTGAAATCTTTATCAAGAACAACAGTAACGGACGAACCGCCAGAAGTTCCCTTCATCGTAGTATGAATGTCTTGAGTGTACGTACCATGTGAATCTAGTGTACCCTCATACAAACCCGAAAGACTAATACCAGCAAACGTAGCTGCTGATACTGCCATTGCCGCCGTCGCGACTAGTAGTTTTTTAAACATATACTTTCCTTTTTATTTAAACAAAAAAATCCTTTTTTAAGTAGGGATGGCTACTGAGAGTTATTTATATACTTTGTATATAAACGACTTTCTTTTTCGTAAGCTTCATTTTCATCAAGCTCACGATGTTCGTGTAGTTGTTGGACATGTACCATCTCGTGGCACAAGGTTAAGATAGTTTCTTTGAAACTTAGACCTGTATCAATTTCAATATCGTACTCATCATCTTCTGCAGAATCAGTGGTCCAACCTTTAACATTATCTTCTGATATATCTTCAACCTCAACAGATACTAAAACCTCTTGAGGAATCTTCAATTCCTTCTTACAAAAATCAACTATATCTTCCAGTAACGCCATGGTTACCTCCATTCTATTTGTTACTCATACCACATGGCGGGTCCAAGGACCTCTTTAATTCTTTAATAATAACTTTACACTCTTCGGCATTTTTGGAAATATCGTATCGTTGATACCATTGTCCCATCATACCAATATGCTTAATTTTAGTTTCAAGCATTCGAAACTGTTCTGTCTTTGACATTACAAATCCCTTGTGATATAGCTTTATTTATACGAATTTAAGCTTCTAATTCTGCAGTCAAGCATTCGCCATTAGCAAATGATTCACCATAGCCATCGAGATAATCCTCGTGTTGTGCAACAATTACAAGATCACTCTTGCAAGACTCAGGTAAAACCTGTGGGTTTTCACATTGCTCATTAGCTACCCAACCAGCTACATAAAATCTTGATTTAGATCTTAAGTGTGCTTCTCTATTTTCTGATGTAATCACCATTATGTGTAATCTCCTGTAATAATATTATAAACATCTTTCCAAGTGTATGCATGAGCACAAGAATATTCGCAATCTTTGTTCCATGCATGTTGGATCAATATACTGTTTAATCCAGCATCGTTACCCATTCTAATGTTCGCGCCTTTGTCTTCAATCCAAAAACATTCAGTACCTTCCCATTTCATGAGTTCTTTATCTTTGTCTTCACCAGTGTTTAGAATAGTGAAACCTTCGAATACATCGCCAAATACATTTCTCAAGTTTTCTTTACGATACTCTTGAGCAAGTCGACAGTTAGTCTGTGAAGTAATGACATGGAAAATATATCCATGCTCTTCATGTAGCTTACGTACATATTTAATAGCATCACGCAAAGGTGATAGCCTTTTCATTTCTTCAGATCTGTTGAATAAGTTGACATATCTTGCAGCAGTTTTTTGTGGAATGCCAACTGCCTTTGCGACAGCATAATCACCACTTAATCTGTGAAAGCCTTCAGTCTTTTCTAACCAACGATAGAAATGAAATTCCCAATCAAGAAGAACTCCATCACAGTCAGTTAATATAACTTTAT